AAACCAAACAAATTATATAATTATCTATATATATTAGTTTGTAAGAAGATTAGATTATACATTTTTCTATATAGAGATATAAGTATTCCAACATTATTATTTACCATTTATTACAATACATAAAGTACAAACATTCACTACTAAAATAAAACATATCACTATCTAGTAAAGGAGTTGAATAGATTGATAACTGACAAACTCAATAAATCAGAAATCAAAGTATTGCAGATTCTTCAAGAAAATAATATCACCAACGAAACACTTGCTATTAAAATCTCAAATTTAGCTGAATTAACTGGACTTAGTTATTACTCTTGTAGGAATATTATCAAAAGTTTTTATGTCGCAGAAATATGTTGCAAGGGAAGACGAGACGGAAACAGCGAGACATATTATCTTTCTGATTTAGGACAAAAAAATATCCCTCAATAAAGAAGGATTTGGGAGAGGTAAATGAAGATATGAAAAAGAAAAATAGATTAATTTTGAATAAAAAATCAGCAATATTCATCCTTTTAACATTTTGTATATTAACTCCTCATCCAGTATCAGCTAATGGAGAATTAACTACCATAGAAGCTAAAAGTATTCTAAACATTATTATAAACAAAACCTATACATGGTTATCTTCGTCATCTTCTCCTTGGATTTATCCTGTAAATGGGTCAATATCTAGTCCCTTTGGTTCACGAGCTTCTTCACCTAATGGATTTCATCATGGAATTGATATAGCAGTTATAGAAAACACTCCAGTTCATGCTTCAAAATCAGGAATTGTAGTAAGGGCAGAATTTAACGATATGATTGGGAATGTTATTGAAATTAATCATTCTGATGGAACACAAACAATGTATGCACATAATAGCAAGTTATTGGTTACAGTTGGAAATAAGGTGGAACAAGGTGATGTTATATCTTTATCTGGCAATACTGGATCATTATCAAGAGGGTCACATGTTCATTTTGAAATCCGAACAAATAATGGCACTGTCTCTATAAATCCATTAGAATGTCTACCATCTAAAAGTAAATAAAAATATCCCTCAATAAGAGGGATTGATAAAACAAAAAAATTGAAGGAGGAAAAGAATATGACTAAAGAAAAGAAAGGTATGATATTTTTGGTTGTAGCAATTGCATTACTTGACATTGGTACAATTCTACTTACTCCATCATGGTGGATTTTAGGTTTAATTTTAGGTTTGATTGGAATTTTAATGTTCGGATTTGGGGTGTACTGGTCTATTGGATCAGTTATTAAAAGTATCAAACAAATTTACAATGAATGGAGACACTAAATCACTGAATAAATTTAACTAAGTTTTGTGCTATATCAATTAATTGATAAGCTCCATAACTTACTAATCCCACACCAACTATTGTTCCTAACGCTAAAAACATATTTATACACTCCTTTGAATTTAATTCATTGCTTGTATCATGCCCAAATAAAATGTCGAATATACATGGAAAATATAAAATTTAGGACAAGAAGGGTATGTTAACTCCCTATGTTCCCATTAACATACCCCAAACTCTACAACCCTTTAATATCAAGGGTTTCAAAATTCAAAAAGTGCAGTCTTCTTATATAAAGAAGCATAGATTTTTTGAAAATCAGATTTCCAAAAGGAGGTCAATAAATTATGGCTGAATTTGCAAGTTGGTCAACAAAAATTTGTTTAGCTCTAACAGCAATTGGTGGTGGATTGGCTATGTTAATGATTGTTTGGGCTGGAATTATGGACATCATTGGAAATGGACAATGGAAAACACAAGCAAAAGAATTAAAAGAATCTGTGATTCGAGGATGTATTACTATTGTTGTCGGACCTTGGGTTATAAAAGTTTTATGGACAATATTAAAAGGAATCTTTCCTACAATGCCTTCTTTTTAATTAGAATAATTACTAAAATACTACAAAGGTGGTGATATAAATGCCTTTAGTTGGGGAATTGGGTGATTCTATAATAAAATTTTTAATGACTCCGCTATCAATAGAAACAGTTAATAAAGTACATGACGGATTATTTAATGCCCCTTCGCCAGAAACAACTCAAAGTGTTCACGATGCATTATTTAACGCACCTGATGTTACTACGGTTAATGGAAGACTTGAACATTTTATTACTGATTCACTAGTTAGAAACTTTACACAACTGTTCCTTCATACTCCTAACGTACTAGCAGAAAATCCCACAATTTTAGTTTTATATTCTTTCTTTTTAAAAATAATATTTGCATTTACAATAGCTGGAATTGTATATTTTGGCATTATGCAAATAATGAATCGAGGTAGTAAACACCAAACTATTGAATATATTGTGAAAATAGCTCAATCAATGGTAATTATAAATATTGCAGTTATTGCACTTCCAATGCTAATAGAAGTCACTAATAAATTCACAGTAGCTATTCTTTCCCTTGGTGGGACAGAAGCAGATATGGTTAAAACTTTAACTCCTCAATATGGTCTAGGTTTAATCATATTCACTTTAATTTTCGCCTTAATACTTATTAATCTTATATGGTTTTACTTCATGAGAATGATTTCAATTATGTTCCTTATTGCTACAGCTCCAATATTTTTCTTCTTGTGGTTATTCCCAAAACATCAAAATATGCGACAAATATGGATAGATGAATTGTTAGATAATTTATTAGCACCAATAATTCATGCAGTTATTATGGTTATTTGGTTAGGATTTGAATCTTCAATTTCCAAATCGTCACACGGAGCATTTTATCACATTATTTTATGTATCGCTGCTGGATCATTTATGTTAAAAGCCCCAAGCTATGTACAACAATGGGTCAGTTTTGGACATCAGACTCCAAATCCAGTTTCTTTTTTTAAAGAGATCAAATATGGATTAAGTCCTAGAAGATTTATAGGATATGGAAGATTTGGCAGAATGGGAGGAGCTATGTTTAGAGGAAGAGGAATAGGATCATCTATAAGAAGGAGGTAAGGTTTGATGTTTAATGAAATGTTTGATACTAATCAAATTATTGAAATGAAAGACGAAATATTTTACGGACTTACAGGTAAACAAACTATTTATTTGCTGTCTGGGATTATCCTAAGTTTGACTGTTTTCAATATGAATTTACCTATAGTTGTAAAATTATTTATTATACCAAACATTGGTATTCCTACAGCAATTCTCGCTAAAACAGACATAGACCAAGGAATAGTTTCTTTCTTTAAATTTTACTGGAAAGGAGTGACAAAACAAAATGTTTCAATACAACCTTTACCCAAAATCAAATTATCTTATGGCAACTCAAGAAGATCAAAAGTTGCTCAGATCCAAATTTAAATACCTATTAAATTCTCTTAATGAACCAGTTAGGATAACTTGTAAAACTGATTTAAGCAGTATTAATAAGGATACTAACATAAACGAATCAAATTATAATTTAATAACCAATTCTGATATAAATGAAAATTTACACAATATGGGGATGGATTACACTAAAAATGAATGTCCCACTAATAGTAATATTCAAATTAAAGAACATAGAAAATATCTTTCTATTGTAGAAAATAAAGAGGAATACTTTGCGAAAATTATTAAAGTAATTCAATATCCCCAAATGCTTTCAGTAGGATTTATCAGTAGTCTTATGATGCCTGATACTGAGATTGTTCTTAGTATCTTCCCATTACCACAGAATGAGGCTGTGAGGACTGTAAAAAAAAGATTAGATGTAACTGAAGCAACTATGAATTGGAAGGCTAGAAAAGACCAATATAAAGAGTTTTTTGTGGAAGATGAAATAGTTACAAAGTTACAAAAAACTATGGTTGATCTTATGGGAAATGAAGAAAAACTTTGTATGATTGGCTTATATATTTTAATTAAAGGACAAACATTTAAACAGCTAGAGACAAGAACCAATCAAATATCTACACTATTAGATGGAATGCAGATAAGATTTAAATTAGCCAATTATGAACATTTCAATTGCTTTAAAAACTTTAGAGATTATAAAGAAATAGATTATATCAAAGAATTAAAATCATTTCTGACCAGTTCAGTTAGTAATTTTTATCCATTTATAAGATATGTTTCTAATGAAGGAATTATTATTGGATTTGATTATCAAAATAATCAATTAATCAAAATTAATTTCTCAGAGATATTCAATCTTTCATTTTTCGTCTTTGGAATTTCTGGTAGTGGGAAATCATTCGCAATCAAAAGTATAATACAAAAAATATCTATTCATAAAAAAATATACATTCTTGATATTACTGGAGAGTATGCTAAATTAGCTTCAAAAAATATCATTATTATCTCTAAAGATTTTGAAAAATTCCTTTTGCATACAGATTTCAAAGATTGTTATATCGTAATTGATGAAGCATGGGAAGTGTTAAAATCAGATATTATCATCAAAAAAGTAGTATCAATAGCGAAAACTCATAGAAAGAGAGGGGTTGGTATTTTAATTAGTACACAAAATTTAACTGACATGAACAAAGAAGATGTTGAATTAATTATTAAAAACTGTGCTAATAGTTTAATACTTCATTTAACTTCTTTAGAACTTCAACAAATAAGTAATTATATGAATATACCACCAAAAATTATTGATTATTTATCTAGGATAGAAAAAGGTCAAGGTTGGATGAATATTGGAACAAAACAATACGCTTTTACTCCTATATTTGATTGGGAAAAAGATTATCCGTTATTTAATACCAACTATGAAGAAATGAAAGGAGTTAAATGAATTGAATGATAAATTGACTAAGATTAAGGATTTAGTAATCAAATCAGGTAAATATTCTGCACTTTATACAAGTAAATTTATTTTGGGTGGTTTAGGTTATGCTGTTCAAATGGCTTCTAATGGTATTCTAGGGCTTAGTATTCCAGATTATAAACTCCCTAATTTAAAATTTGATTCAGATAAATATGACATAGGAGACAGAGTTGTTTTAACTCCAAGTAAATTTCTCCTTAAAGATAAAGGGATTTCAATTGGTCAAGATTATAATTCAAAACATTCAATTATTTATCCTATAGACCACTTTGATGATCTGTGTAAAACTTTTATCTATGTGGGTGCGCCAGGTTGTGGAAAAAGTACGTTGGCTGAAAATAATGCAATTCAAATAGCTAGGATAAATAATTTACCTAATTTTAATACAGCAGGATTTTGTGCTATAGATGTTGCTGATGGAATGTTAATTGAAAATATTTTAATGTCAATCCCTGAAGATAGATTAAATGATGTAATTTTATTAGACTTCTCTAATAAAGATTTTCTTCCAAGTATTAATCTTTTAGAATTTGATGAAAAAGTTGAAAAACAATTTCCTCACTTTATTCATGCTGAAATTATCTCATTCTTTAAAAAACGTTTTGGTGAACAAATAGGATTCGCAAGTGAAGATTTATTATCTAATTCTCTTAATGCAATTTTAAAACAAACAGATTATCCAAAAACACTTTTAGGGATTATTAAAATGTTAACAGAATCAGAATATCGTGAACAAATATTATCTTCTCTACGTAAAAATAAAAAAAATGCGTCTGTAGTTAGATATTGGGATAGATTCGAAGCACAATCTCCATCTGTAAAAAGAGATATAGTTAAACCATTGTTAAACAAAGTTGGTAATTTAACTAACAATGATTATCTAAAATCTATAATATGTCAAAATAAATCCACTGTAGACTTTAGAAAAATAATGGACGAAGGTAAAATACTTCTAATTAAAGCACCTAAAGTTGCTGTTGGCAAAGTAAATATAGAAATATTAATACCATTAATTATCTCTAAATTCTGGATTGCTGCTTTATCAAGATTTGATACTACTAATACCAATCTGCGTAGACCATTCTTTGCCTTTCTAGATGAACCTCAGATGTATCTATCGAATGAAGCAGGAATAGAAGAAATGCTGACGGAAATGCGAAAATATAGGTTTGGACTTCACTTCTTCTTCCAATCACCTGAACAAACTCAACTTCAGTCAGTTATTAAAATGATGTTAGAAGTACATCCTCAAATCGTATCCTTTGCAATAGGTAGAGGAGGAGCAATGACGTTATTTAAAGAATTTGAAACAGGTGATGAAGATAAAGATATATCAAATAGATACACCCTTCTTAATTTACCAAAATATCATGCACTCTGTAGATTTTTATATAAGAGTGATAAAAGCGTTTCTCTTGTTAAATGTAGTCCTCCAATTAAACATCTACGTAAGAAAATTCCAGACATTGTTATGCAAAATAGTCAAAAATATTTACGCTCTATTGATGAAATTATGGAAGAAATTTTAGAATCAGATTATACACCTGAACCAGACTTTTCATTGGAGGTAAATGATTATGAACAACAAAGATTTAATGTTGAAGAAGTTGATTTCAGGAACAAAGTACCAAGATTTAACAAACCGCGATTTAGAGATTATTAGAATTGTAAGAGACTTACAAATTGTTTCTAGAAGTCAAATCCAAATAATGTTCTTCCCTACTAAACAAAGTTTAAATATTTGTAATCGTAGATTAGCTAAAATTGAGAAATTAGGATTTATTAATAGAACTCCAATTACTTTAAATGGTGAATCATTAATTACTGCTGGAAAATTATTAATTCAGGCAGGGGGAACATATATATCTAAATTACCATCTGATTATACTCATCAATTATTAATAAATGAGATTTATGCATTAATGTTTCGAGAACAGAATTTAAATAAAATTTTTATTAAACAATACAAACCTGAATTTGTCTATAAATTTCTAGATAGAGAAGAAAGGAAGCAGTATATATTAAGATCTGATATTTTAACTGTGCTAGAAAAAAATGGTATAGATACTGCTTTATTATTTGAAATTGACGCAGGGACAGAATCCAAAAAACAATTAAGGGAAAAGATCAATATCTATGAAAAAGTATCTATGAAAGTAAAAAATTTTCCTCAATTATTTTGGTTAGCAAATGATTTAGGATTTAAGAAATTAATTAGTTTAGATAAAGAAATTAATATTGCTAAAGTAGAAGAATTAAGAGAAAACTTTTATATTTGGACTAAGTATCCAGATATAAAAAAGGTTAGATTGATTCCTGATATTATTGTTTGGAAAATATAAAGAAGAGAAAGGGGATAGTATAGAATGGGAATAATAAGTAATATTATTGATAATTTTTTAGCTAAACCTGAGATAAATATGGATATAATGATTAGATATATATCAGATAAAACATCTTTGGACGAAGATATTATTGAAGCTATTTTAATTGCGGAAGATGAATTTTTAAAAGAAAATGGAATTATACAAGAGTAATTGGGTTTACTCTTTTCTTTTTTTATAAAAATATTAAAAAATAGGTATTTTTTGTTTTACTTGTGTCTATAATTATAGTAAAATAAATTCGCGAAAAGGATGATTTTTATGAAATTTACATTGGTAAGGAAAATAGAAAAAGATAAGGAGGATGTTAATATGGAAGAAGCCAAAAATATAGAATTATTTGATGACAATTTGATTCAGCATGAAGCATATGATGAAACGAAAGGAGACAATGAAATGGGAAGAGGAAGACCACGTAAAGAAGTTATTGAGGAAACTGAAGAAGATTTAAGGATCAAAGCAGAGGCAATGAAGAGGATGCAAAATATGGAGAATTTCCCAAGTATGAGCAATTTAAATAATCAAATTGAAAATAAAGAACAAGGAGAAAATCAAGAAAACCAACAACAAACTAACCTTGAACTTGCTGAGAAACAACAAAAAAAAGAAGAAAGAAAATTAAAACGAGAGACAAAGGATAGGTTAGCAAAATTAAATAGTTCTAAAGAATGGTGCTTCGAGAATACTATAGAAATTTCTCGAAATAATGAATCTTGTAAATATCAAACCGTTGCCAATGCTGAATTTCTTAGTAATTTACTAGACCGAAATATCGCAGTTTACGTTGGAGATTTGCAAAGAGGATGGCGTACAAATAGCAAAAATGAATTAGTAGCCGTGAAAAGTGAAAAACAAATAAAACTCATTCTTGACAGTCTTTTGCATAATCGAATGCATGGTGGTTTTATTACCCTTAATTTAAATCCTAAAGATGGATATGAAATTAATTTTAACGAAGATGATCATACAATATCAGGTTCTATTGATCAGAAATTACAAATCTTGGATGGGAATCACCGTTTAAATGCCTTTTCACGTTGGGCGAAATTATATCGACGTAATCCAAATTCCGTTCCAAATCCTGCTGAATATTATATAACTGTCATAATTGAAACGCTAGATGATGATTCAGCAAAATCACTTTTTTCAGAATACGCTACAAAACCTCTAAAAATAAATCGTAGTCGAGGGGAATACTTAAATGTAGAAGATAATACAAACAAATTATGCAGAGAAATAATGAAAAAATCTGACTTAAAAGTAGAAGTAATTTCCACAACCATTAAAGCCAATTCGGAAAATGTAATCACATTCGGAGTTCTTTCAAAAAATATTAAAGACAATTATGCTCCTAAAACTAAATTAGAAATTGAAGAATTAAGTAATTATCTCACAAATTTTATAGACACTTTAATAGAAATTTTTCCTGAATTTATGGCAAGTAAGGATTTAAAAAATCGTGTAAATCTTCGGAAGCAATTTCTAACAATGGAGGCTTTAAGTTGGGGAGGTTTCTTTAAAATTTCTAAAATAATTCAAGGTAAAGATATTGATTTAAAGAACCTTTTATCTAAGTTCAACTCAGAAGTAGAATACAAAGGATGGAAGGGGAAATTCTTAGATAAATCAAATCCAATCTTTCAGAAAGTTATGAGAGAGGGAAATAAGATGATTTCAACAAGTAGTAGTACAACGTGGATCAATAAAGTATATGTTGAATATGCTGTTGAAGGTAAAAGTTTAGACGAAATTGGGAAAGAAGAAGTAAAATAAAATCGTAAAAAATAAGGACTAATACAAAAAGTATTAGTCCTTATTAGATTATTAATATTTAATTTTATGTATTTCTTTAATAGGATCATAATTACACCAATTAAGTTTTGCTCCTTGTTTTAAATATTTTCTAATTGTAGACCTACATAATTTTAATTTTTCTACAATTCTTACAATATTTTTTTCACTATTCCATAAATCACAAATTGTTTTAACTAAGTTCGAACATGCATACTCGTAACACTTAAACCAATCTATATCATTTTCTTTAAAGTTTAACAATTGGGGTAATTTACTTTTCATTATACTACTTTTAATCCAATCTAATTCAGAATATCTACAATCCAATATTATATAATTTTCTATATTATTTTCTTTAGCTAATTCTTCTTTATCTTTGTCGTTTTTCTGAATTTCTGCCAAATCACCCCAATTTCCTCTTTTTTCTTCATAATGTTGCAATCCATGAGTTTCTATAATACAATTTATATCATTTATATAAAAATCATATCTATATGAATTACACCATTTAAATGTTATTTTTGTTAATTGTATTTGAAAATTCTTCTTTAATTGCTCTAAAAAATTAAAGAGAAATTTCTCAGTAAAAGGAATATGATCTGAACAACTAGGGCATCCAAAACCACTATTTATTAAATTGTTAAAATTTATTTTCTTTTCATGTCCACATTCAGGACATTTCATAGGAACTTTTTTATTTGATCCTCTGGAATATTTAAGTGCATCTTTTTTATTTATCAAATATTTAATTAAATATGGATGAGTTATTGAAATGGAATTACATTGAGCACAACTAATATTATTAATTATTAAATTTGTAAAACCATTAATATTTTTCTGTTCCGATTCATGTTCTGGATGATCTAAACATTTAAACCAATATCCTTTTGCGTTTAATCCATTAGATCCATGAGTTATATCTTTAGGAGTTAATATCTTTCCTTTTTTACTAATGTTTAATTTATAATCCCATCGTAACATAATTTTATCTGCTTCATCTTTAGACAAATTAAGGTAACACCAATCATAAAAAGAAACCCATTGTTTAAATCCTGCTTGAGCACATTTATTACAATAATATTTCCCATCTTTGTGGACATATCTTTTATAATCTACCCATTTCATTCCTATTAATTCTTTACCACAACCATCACATTTAACATCTACCAAAGCACCAGACTTAAAAGTTAAATCTTCAACCTTAACTTTTATTTTAGTTCCTATTTTCATAGTATATTTTCCATTTATATTTTTTCTTCTTGGTATGTTATATCCTTTATTTTCATACCATTTTATTGTTTGATTTTTTAACCCAATTTCAACTTCTTTAGTAATTAACCCCATCTATCAATCTCCTTCCACTATTTAGAGACAATGGAAAGAAGAGATGTGATAGTGGCACACCCCTTCTTATTACGTCTAATCCTGTTGCAATCAAAATTAAGACAACCATAATAAATAAGAGGGCATATCCCTCTGAAATAAATCTCTCTATAAACAAACTTTATTCTTCTTTTTTAATAATAATCTTAGGGTAACTTCTAGCTGAAACATTAATATTATATTTCTCTTTTATTTCTTTATTAGCAGTTATCTTTACTAACCCGTAACTATCTAATATTTCTTGAATACTACGAACGAATTCTTTATTGTATGTAGCTTTAGCTGTTAAATAAGTACAGTCATACACTTTTGCAAATTCTCTAATTATATCTTCAATCATAAAATATTCTATATCTTGATTTTCTTTCAAATTACTTACTGCAATATTTAATACTTTTAATCTGTCTAATTTTGTCCTTATGATTTGTTTATCTATTAAACCTAATTCTATTAAATACATTTTAATTGTGTAAGGTGATCTATTTACTATTTCTCCGATTTGTTTTATACTCTTGCCTTGGAAATACAATTTACTTACAGTATCTATATTTATTTTATTGTCACTACGAACTATTTTATTATCTGCTCTAAATCTTGGTTGAATTGGTATATAATCATTAAATATTAATTTGTCCATTGTAAAATTTATTTTACCACCATCAATAAAATCTATATTATATTTTGGTTCTTCATTAGCAATATAGTATATCTCATAAATATGAGATTCATTTCTATTTAATTTATTTGAGACAGTTATCTTTGATATTTCTTTAAACCAAGTTTTATCTTGTTTATGTTTTACTAGTCTAATTTTCATATCATTAGTAATACCAACATACAACAACTCATTATCTATATTATAAAATTTATATACCAGACTATCCTGATTCATAATTAAATGACCTCCTACAATTTATTCATTATCAAACAACTCAATAGTTTCATCTTCTATTTCAGACATAAAATAAGAAGGTATTTCACCTTCAATAATTGCCCCTGCACATATGTAATGAGGATTCACAAATATCTTTTTATGTAATCCATCTTTATACCTTTTAATTAAACATATTCACTACCATATCTTCTATGGTATTAACCCTTTTTAATTTTTCCTTCTTTGAAAGATGTTTTACTTTTAGATAATATGGATTAACATATATAATATTAGCTAGACCGTTTTTCATACGTCTGATTAGTTTTTTAGTTTCTAAACCCTGAATAACCTGATACATTTTTCTAGGACTCATATTAGATAATTGGGCAAGGGTATTATGTGTTGGACATTCTTCTTTATATACAACTCTATAAGATATAGGATCAATTAATGGAATAATAGTATACAAAAATGCTTTTTCAAATATATCTAATTCATTGTCTTTTATTATATTTCCATTTTTGTAAACAATTATATCATTCCACATAAAGACATAAGAATCTTTATTATCAATCAAATACATAGTTTGTTCTGAAATAGGAGCAATATTGTATCCATGATTAGGATTTAAAGAAGAATATTTTAATGCGTATTCTTGCTCCTTGCTCTTTAAGAGTAATCTATTTTGAATTAGTTCTAATACTTCAAACTTAAAATTTTCTTCCCCATATTTATTCCAAGCGTTTTGTAGGTGCTTAGAATGATGCTTATTATTTTTCAATAATCCTTTATGCTCTTTAAATCTTTCTTCTATATGCTTAGAACTACCTATGTATATTTTACCGTTTATTTTATTCTCTATTTTATAAATTCCCATGTCCATACTTAAATGAACCTCCTTATAATTAATTATTTATATCAAGTTACATTAAATCAAACATTTTTACAGTATCTATTTCTAAATTCTTACCAGTTGCATAATAAGAAGGGCTTACATAAATTACTTTCTTATGTCCTGATTGTTTTAATTTAAACAATCCTTTTGCTTCAAGAGCCTTTACTGCCTTCCTAATGGTTCTTTCCTTTAACCCAATAATAGGTTCTAATTCTTCAAATGTAGGCACTTGACCATTTATCATAATAGAATTAGAAGGAAAGACAGTAAAATCTCTTAATACAAAATATACAAGTTTCTCATTAACTTCTAATTGCATACTCAACAACTCCTCTAATTTAAAACGATATACAATATTAAAATCTCCACCTTCATAAGTAATTTTTGTCTCCTTTTTAGGTGGTTTCTTTTTCATTAATATTTGGTCAAGAGGCACTCCACAAGCAACAGATTCTTTAAATCTTTCAATATTAAATGTTTCAACTTTT